ACTGCAAACAACTGCGATAAGGAGAAAACCGCCCATGGGCGTAAACACAACAGATACACCGGATGCAACAACATACGGTCAGGTAGAAGACGAATCTTTCTCAGTGGAAGATCGTCCAACTCAATCCACTTCATCAACCGCTGTTCAATCAGGTTGGGAAGCCGCCGAACAACTAGTCACAACTCCTACAGAGTTTCCGACTGAGTTCAAGCACTCAGAGTCATTCCAGTTAATTCGTTTTATTGATACTGGTGGACCATTTGCTAATTACCGCCAGCACTTCCTTAAGGAAAAGACCGAAGGTCGACGTTCATACGTCTGTATTGGCGACAACTGCCCACTTTGTGTAAAGCTTGGCGATAAGCCAGAGACAAAGCGTGCGTTTTCTATTGTTAATCTTTCAGCAAAGCCTTACCAACGCCAGATGTTGATTGCAACACCTCGTTTGTACAAGACTTTGCATGCTGGTGAGTTTTCCCCACAGGGACCTTTGACTCGCAACTACTGGGCGATTAGTCGCACAGGAGTAAAGCAGCAGACTGTTTACAATTTAATGTCAGTTAAGGGTCGTGATCTTGCAGAAGATTACGGAATTAACGAGGCTGAAGTAGAAGCAGCAATTGCTAACTTCAAGCCATTTGAGCGTTCTGAAATCCGCGAGGATAGCATTGCCGTTCTAACAGACATTGCAGCTAGCCTGCTCTAACCAATAACTGTCTAGGAGGTGTTGGATGATCCCCCCAGCACCTCCTAGCCTTTGGGGGACACACTATGAATATTATTCTTACAAACGATCAACTAGACGAAATGGTTGCGTATTACCTTGAGCAAGATGCTTTTGCGTTTGACGTTGAGACGGTCGGAGATCGTCGAGGTGATACTCCTGTTAATGAAGTTCTTTGGATTACTTTTGCTACTCATGGTAGGTGTGACGTTATTCCTATGGGTCACCCTAATGGTGATTTACTAGAGGTTGTTTATCCTCTTACTGGTCAAGGCGAGAAAAGAGTAGAGCAAGGTCTTCCCGCTAGACCAAGTGATTACTCACGCGATTCTAAAAAAGCAACTAAAGTTTTTAGCGAGGCACCGGCACAGTTGTTTCCAGCAGAGGTTTTTTCTTCCCTTAAACCTCTTATGTTTAACGACAAGATATTAAAGATTGGTCACAACTTAGTATTTGACTTAACTTCTGTAGCAAAATACTACGACGGGAACTACCCAGTAGGTCCTTACTTTGACACAATGATTGCATCATTTCTGTACGATAACCGTAATAAAAACCGATGCGGTTTAGCAGATTGTTTGAAGCGTGAGATTGGTTTTGTAATGGAGAAGGGCGTTGGCGCTCAGGTAGAGGTCTACTCCTTTAATGAAGTTGCAAAATACGCTTACCTAGATGCTAAGTACACTTTCTTGCTTTGGAAGATTCTTGTAAAGAAACTAGAAGAAAACCAAGTAACTGGTGTTATGAAACTTGAGATGGACGTTCTGAAGGTTCTTTGCGACATGAAGCTAACTGGCGCTCCCATAGACATGAGCGCTCTTGAGTCTTTAGATGCTAGATTGAAAGAAGACATTGAGACCGCAAAGGCTGAGATCTTTAAGGTTGCCGGTCAGCAGTTCAACATTAACTCGAACGCAGATAAGCAAAAGATTCTGTACGGATCTAAGTCTGAAGGCGGTCGTGGGCTTAAGCCTAAGATTATTACAGCCAAGGGCGGAGACTCTGTATCAGCTGAGGCTCTTGAGGCTTACAGAGGACAAGACCCACTAGTGGACGCACTCCTCACCTATGCTGATTTAAATAAGTTACACACCACTTACGTCGTTCCGTATCTTGGCGGAGAGGTTACACGTACTACTGCTGGAAAGATACGAATTGAGCATAAGGACAGTCTCCTTATAAATAACCGCATTCACTGTGACTTCATTCAGCACGGAGCCGAAACGGGCCGTTTCTCAAGTAGAAACCCTAATTTGCAGAATGTACCTGCGCCTCACACAGAGCACGGTAAAGCTATTCGTAACTTATTCAGAGCGCCTGAGGGTCACAAATTTATCGTAGCGGACTACTCACAGATTGAGCCTCGAGTAATTGCTTCCTTTTCAAAAGACCCAATTATGATGCAGAACTACTTAGACGGCGGAGACATTTACACCACGGTAGGAAACGAAATGGGTGTAGATCGTAAGGCTGGAAAGGTTTTAGTTCTTGCTATGTCGTACGGAGTAGGTCCAGAAAAGATCGCTCGTTCTATTGGTTGTACAAAGCAAGAGGCTAAAGACTTACTGGATCGATTCTCCGAGCGTTTCCCTTCCATTAGTTCTTACAAGTTTAAGGTACTGGTGTCTACTAAAAAAATTGGCAATAAAGAAAAGCCAATCCCATATGTAACCACTATCTTAGGAAGACGTAGGTACTTGCCTGAGATGAACTCTGGCGATAAGTCTGACCGGGCAGGGGCAGAGCGCCAAGCGTTCAACACCAAGATTCAAGGATCAGCAGCGGACATCATTAAGCTGGCTATGGTTCGAGCACACGCACTTATCCCCAAAGAGGCTAAACTAATACTTACAGTTCACGATGAACTTGTGACCCTAACTCCAGACCATTTGGTCGATGAGACAGAGGCCGCAATCAGAACCGCGATGGAAGATATCAAACTGTTAGATATCCCATTGATTGCTGATGTAAAGGTTGTAGAGCGTTGGGGAGAGGCAAAATAGTGCGTAAGTTTTGGAAGAAAAACGAACCAGAACCAGAAAGTTTTAGTACAGCAATCCCTATGGCTGTCATTGCTCGTTGGTATTTTTACGACGCAGGTTTAGAAGAGCCAAACAAGTTAGCCGATTTAGTCGGCATGATGCCAGTAAGTCTTGAAGGAGACGCTAAAGAGGAAGAAGACAGCGACCAGCGGTTAATTAGAGTTGCTCCCTTGCTTCCTTTTATAGAAACAATTACTGAGATCAACGCTAGAAGCATTACCGAGTTACAGTTTGACCATTACATCACTAGCGGTCAGTTAGACCCAAATGACCTAACAGAAGAGAAAGCACATATAGAAGAGTTGTATCGTCAAGTAGGTCATTCTGCTCTTATAGCCGCTTTTGCATCTGGCTTAGAATTGGGTATTATCAGCACAGACACAGTCCAAGGAGACATAGCGTATGAGTAATAACTGGTGGGCAAACAAATTAGGTCAGCCTCAAACTACACGTCAAGAGATGCCACTACCTCCGTCGCAAGTTCCCATGACATACGCCCCTCCCTCCGCAGCTCCATCTTTTCAACAACAACAAGGAGCTAGACCAACAGCGTCTGCACAGGCGTCACGTTGCCCAAGTTGTGGTGGAGGTAACTACGGAAGTATCGAAGGAACAAAGCCACGTTGTTATGAATGCGGTTATCCAATCGTACAAAGCGGTAGCGGTATGGGTAAAGGAATTACTGGAGGTCCAACACCTTCTGGACCTACGCAAGCAGCAGTACAAGTAGCAACAGGCGGATGGAATCCAACAACAATTATTGGAAAGTTAGGTTAATGACTAAAGTGGCGCTTAATTCGGATCTATTAAAAGTCGTAGCAAAATTAAATAAGAAGTTTGGTCAAGACACTATTGTTATTGGCTCTGACATCAGAGACTTATCAGAACGCTTTACTACTGGTTCACTAGCCCTAGATGTAGCACTTGGTGGGGGCTGGCCTATTAATCAATGGCATGAAATTGTTGGAGAAGAATCTAACGGTAAGACTGCTATTGCGTTTAAGACTATCGCCGCTAACCAACAGAAAAACCCAGACTGGACTGCTGTGTGGGTTGCTGCTGAGCAGTGGGTGCCTTCATATGCTGAGCTGTGTGGTGTGGACGTATCGCGGTTGTTTATTATTGAGTCAAATATTATGGAGGAAGTGTATGAAGCGGTTATCCAGATTATTGAAAGCAAGGCTGTTGATTGCATTGTTATCGACTCCCTTCCTGCTCTCGTACCTAGTGCAGAAGATCAGAAAGAAATGGAAGAATTCACTGTAGGTCGTGGCGCACTTATGACCAACAAGTTCTTCCGTAAGGTCGGTAAGGCATCTAAGAGAAGTCTTATTGAGGATGAACGACCATTTATTGGTTTGATGATTAACCAATGGCGCGACAAGGTTGGCGTTATGTACGGCGATCCTCGCACAACACCGGGTGGCAAAGGTAAGAACTACGCATTCTTTACTCGCGTTGAGATCAAGCGCGACGAATGGATTGAGGTAGGAACAGGAGAAGCCAAGCGCCGTGTAGGTCAGACTATTAAGGCTAGAACCCTTAAGAACAAGTCAGCCCCGCCATCACAGGTTGCATATATGGACTTTTACTTTGCTGACGGTGGAACCGTTCCGCCAGGCGACTTTGATTTCGCTAAGGAAATCGTTGCTCTAGGCATTATTAACAAGGTTATTACTAGAGCTGGTGCCTATTACCGCTACACATTTAACGGAGAGCAAAGGCAATGGCAGGGCGCAGATGCTATGGTTAGCTCCATCAAAGAAGAGATTGATCTGCGAGAAACACTGGAGAAGGATGTTCTTGAAACCGTCAAGGCTGGATCTAAGTACGTTGTAGAGCCAGAAGATGACGAAGAGTAAAGGACAAAAGGAGTCAAGGAAGCATGAGGATAGGCTTGCAAAAGCCATCGATGGTCAGCGCACTGCTGCCAGCGGTGCTTTTTGGAGTCGAAAAGGCGATGTCAGGTCCAAAGATTTGCTCGTAGAGCATAAGTGGACTGGCAAAGCATCCGTGACCATCAAGGCTGCGGTTCTAGAAAAGATCGTTACTGAAGCAATTCTTGACGGTCGCATGCCTGTCCTTGGCTTTCACCTTAATGGTGAAGACTACATAATGCAGTTAGAGGACGACTTTCTAGAGCAGCGCCAGAAACTTCAGGAGTGCTCTTGTTCGAAGACGAAGGCGTAGAAAAGTGGCGATATCAGGCTAAGTGCCGTGGTATGTGCGACAGTCCAGAGACCGACGATTGGTTTCCGCCTAGGGACAAAACTAAATACAAAACTATTGCCGACCGCGCAAAGTCAGTTTGCTTTGGCAAAGACGGTAAGGCAGAATGTCCCGTGAGGTTAGAGTGTTTGCTCTATGCCGAAGGTAACGATGAACAACACGGAATATGGGGTGGCTTATCGCATCGTGAGCGAAACGCTCTGAAGCGCAAAGCTGCTAAACACGGAAAAACATTAGAGGAATGGGTACGCAAAAAGTGAAACCAACTGGTGCATTGAAAGCGTTTTTAAAGACTGACAAGAGCACCAGAGTGATTGGCGCCGTAGAGCGACACATTATTTCTAAACCAAAAGATGATAGATCAACAACAGTTATCCATCCATCAGAGATGGCATCTGCTAGTTGGTGTCACAGAGCCCAGTACTTCTGGCTAAAAGGCGAAGCCCCAGCACCAGAAGTTATGAGCCTTCGACGTGCACTTATATTTGCACATGGTCACGCCATCCATGATATTTGGCAGACTTGGTTCACAGAGATGGATCAGATTAAAGGCGAATGGATATGCCGTACCTGCAAGGACGCTTGGTTTGGTTTAGCCTCTGACCACGAAGCAGATGATTTTTGCGATTTAAAGTACAAAGAAGTCCCTGTTTATTACAAACCTTTACGCATTTCTGGAAAAGCAGATGGATGGCTTGTGGATTTTGGCGACTCTTTACTGCTAGAGGTTAAGTCAATCGGTGAAGGCAGTATTCGCTGGTATGCCCCAGACATTGCCTACGAAAGCGAAAACGACTTTAAAAAGATGTGGGCTAACGTAAAAGCTCCTTTCCTAGAACATATTATGCAAGCTCAGATTTATATGAAGTTAATGGAACTTATGGAGCTGAAAGACGCTCCTCAAGAAGCCATTCTTATTTATGAGGCTAAAGGCTTGCATGAGATCAAAGAGTTTGTAGTACGAAAGAGCGATTTTGGTGTCGCTGACCTGTTTGAAGCAGCGGCTAACATCATTTCAGCAATTGACAAAGGTACCCCTCCCCTCTGTAATATTAATGGTGCGGCAGGATGTAAAAAATGCAGCCATTACACAGAGGAGAACCAAGGTGAGCCAACTAGCGATTAATGCTGGTACCAGTCAAACGGTAATCGAATCTTTGCAGACTCAAGGTTTTCAATTCCAAACAAAAATGGAATTGAAGTTACCAGAAGTCCCAGAAGATATTACAGAATTAGATGATGAAGGATTAATGCAGTTATTTAGTAAGTTAACTGCGTATGCAAACTTTTTATCTGCTCAGTACGCTTGTGCTGTAATAGATGAAAAGAACGCAGAACAAGATTTAGATTTAGCAGAGAGTAAGAAGTACATCCTTTCTTACGAAGAAAACAAAAAAGATACTGTGACGTTAATCAAGGCTCGAATGGCGTCAGATCCAGACATTACTTACCTGCGTGAAGGTCTATCAGCAAAATACGCTTATCGTAAGTTAATTGAAGTTATGGTTAACAACATTGATAGAAGCACACAGTTAGTAAGTCGTGAGTTAACCCGTAGAACTTCTGGGTCTAACCAAGCCACTCGTGGTAGTCGGATGTTTCCATGAGACTAAAGACATTTGGTGATGGTGTTACACCCAACAAAAAGTGTTGGGTAGGCATAGATCAGTCTTATAGTGGATTTGCTATAACCCTATTAGGCGAAGATAACTCGTACAAAACCACGGTAGCTAAGTTTGAAAGCAGTGGTGTTGAGCGGTTGTTTGAAATCCAAGAGCACGTTAAGGGAACTTTAAACGAGGCTATTAAGTGTTGCGACGTTTCAGATGTTGCCATAGAAGGCTACGCCTATGGAAGAGAGTTTGGAGTAGCCCAGTCAGGTGAACTAGGTGGCGCTGTGAAACTAGCTTTATACGGCATGGACAACCTAAACAAAGGCAAGCACCCAATGATTGTTGCCCCAACCAGTTTAAAGAAGTACGTAACTGGCAGAGGGAACGGCGTACAAAAAAACCAGATGCTACTTCAGGTATACAAAAAGTGGGGCGTAGAGTTTCCAGATGACAACGCCGCAGACTCTTATGGGCTAGCGCATATTGTTTCTGGAAAGGGTAAGATGGAGTACGAAAAAGAAATTTACGAAAAACTACAAACCGCAGAAGGTAGGGAAAAGTAATGCCGAAGTATGACTTCACTTGTGTGCCTTGTGATAGCACCGTTGAAATGCACATGTCTATTAGCGCTACTGATAGACCCACCTGCTCTAAGTGCGGAAACTTTATGACAAAGGTGTGGACACCACCAGCAGTTCACTTTAAAGGCGGAGGATGGGGAGGACAAGGATGAAAAAGTACTCAGGTTTTATGGATGTAGGTTTAGATATGCCAGTTGTAGTCGCAGATGAAGACTTTATTGAGCATCTTCATGAATCAGGTTTTGTTGATGAAATCGACCTTAATGATTTAATTTTTGAATGGCTAGACTGGTCAAAGGAGAACGTTAATGAGTAAAACTCAAGACAAAAGAGCTGCTCGTAAAGCCGAGGCAGAAGAGTTTGTAAAGCAACGCCGAGAAGCTCAGATCACAATGTTTGAGAACAACTTCGAGGTTGGACTTCGTTTTTACCAAGACAACAAGGACAAGATGTCCGAGGAAGAACAGTTGCTGATCGAGCAGGAGATTGAAAAAAACCGCAAACTTATTGACGAGTTTAGGGCTAAGTGGAATGTTTGATCTTAGAGACAAGGACAAGCCCCTAGAGGTTTGTATATGCGGCTCCACCCTGTGGAACGTTAAAGCCATGTTTGAGGACGGGGAGATATCCCTGTATATGCTGGATATGGAGTGTTATTTATGCGGCACACAGGCTACAGCCCCCACCCCAATAGATAATCGGATTTAGCCTTACACCTTCTGTATTTACCCTCATAATTTACGTAGGGAGACCCACTATACGTAACCCGAGGTGCACTAAATGTCTACAGAAGAACAAATCCTGCGTGTAAGCGCTGGCTCAAACCCGCAATCAGTAGCGTCTGCTATTGCCCATAGTGTTTATGAAACACGAGGATGCAAGATCAGAGCAGTTGGTGCGGGAGCAGTAAACCAAGCAGTAAAAGCAATCGCTATCGCTAGAGGCTATACAGCTCCTAGAGGCATTGACTTGGTCTGCGTTCCCGGATTTTCAACTATCGAGAGTCATGATGGTCAGATATCTGCCATCGTATTCGAGGTAAAAACCAGTTAATACTGGTACATTTATTTTTCCAACCTTTGGCCGAAGGAAACACAATGACTGATTCAACTAAGAACAAAGCACCAATCGCCCCTACTTCATTGGGTGCAGGTTCTGCACCAATTGCAAGTCACACAGCAAAGCCTGAAAAGGGTACGCTTGTAAAGAAGACAGGCAACATTAAGGGCGCAACAGATCCATATAAGCAAGCCAAGCCTTCACGTACATTCGTTAAGAAGACATCAGGCGCTGCTTATGGAATTACAG